CCAACAGTTATTGCAGCATCAATGGCGGACGCGATTAATAGCGTTTTAGGAAGTCCATTTATCGGGGTAGCCGCTTTAGGTGTTTTGACGCTTACAACAAAATGGAAAGGAGCAACTAGCGCAGAAGCCGCAGCAAGCGTTTCTACTGGCTCTAATACTGCTGGTATAGCTTATGCCGAAACAGCAGCAGTTCCAGGCGGAGGGGTTGTTGATTTAGCGGCATCTTTAACTCAGTTCGGTGACACTTGGTACACTACAATAATAAACAGCTACGGTACGGCAACCTTGCAGGCGTTCGAAGACTTTAACGGAATACCAGACCCTGATACACCAACAGGTCGTTATGTAGGGGAAATATTCAAACCGTTTATCGCTTTGTTCGGAAGCGTGTTGGACGATAAAGATGACTTGGTAGCAATTACAGACGAGGCTGCTAGAGTTGAAGAGGTTACAAACGTACTTTGTCCAGCTCCAAAGTCGGGTGGATTTACTTGGGAGGCTGCCGCTAATGCTTGCACCATTTACTCAAGAATTGCTCAAGATATGCCGCACCTGGATGTAAACAATAAATCGTACCCAGATATGCCAGTTCCTGAAAATGGAATTATAGGCGATATGAGCGATTACAATAATAGAGATTTTTTAGTTAAGAAGGGTTGCTCAACTGTAATGCTTGATAAGGGTTCTTACAAAGTTCAAGATTTTGTAACTACATATCACCCAGCAGGCGAAGTTCCTCTTCAATATGCTTATGCGCGCAACTTGAATATTGATGGTAATTTAGCGTTTGGTTATAAAATACTAGAAGACATTAATGTAAAAGACCACGTTCTGGTAGCGGACGACCAAGTAACGGACGCAAATAAAGCAGTTAAACCAAAACAATGGAAAGCGGTTTTGTTTGACTATTTTGACGATATTGCGGAAAGAGCTTTAATCAAAGAACCACAATTTTCAAAAGACAGCTTGATAGTTGAGGTGAATGAAACAAACACTGATAGATTTGATACTTTTTTCAGGTACAAAAGAACAGGTTTAGCTAGAATAGAATCAACTGATGTTGAGGCTGGATTCTAAAAAAAAAATAACCCTTTAAATAGAAAATTATGCCAAAATATGTAGGTGGTGATATTATAGAAATAACCTGTAATCACCCAGAATTAGGAGAGTTCAGATTCCAAGCTAAAAGTAATGAAGCTTTTACTTTAGATCCTGGCGGATTGCGTTCCAACGACGATGCCAATATGGTTACGGGCTCGGGTACAATGATAGACCAAGTTAACAGAGTAAGATGGAGCCTGGAAGGTCCCGTTGCAGTTGACGCGGACTCTGGAAACGAACTTGAAAATTTACCAGCTCTAGCAGAGTCTAGTGAATTAGGAACTTGGACAATAACTCACATTTCAGGTACCATTTGGACTGGTAGAGGAAAAGTGGTTGGAGACTTGAATGCTGATACCAACGCAGCGTCAATGACACTAAAAGTTGGTGGAAGCGGTAAGCTTCAAAGATTATAACCTTTTAAATAAAAAAAAGTATGGAAGCTTTAAGTAAAAGAGAGAATGTGGTTCCTAAGGATGTGGTCCTGGTGGAACTAAGCAAGTTCGTTGAAAATTGGACGTTTGAAAAACAAGAGGATTATAAGCTAGAAGAGAGCTACCCTCAAGTAATTGTAGCTATGATGAAAGGTTTGGTTGTTTTTGATGAGAAATTCAAACCAACTGTCACTTTGCTAGTACCCTTAACAGACCAAGATGACGTTGCAGTTGTAAGTCATATTGAATTTAGAACAAGGTTAAAGCCGACAGATTTAGCTAATATTACCAAAGGGTTAGATATAACTAAGCAGCAGGTGGAATACACTTTGAGATGTTTATGTTACATCACTAAAAAAGAAAGAGCTTATTTAGACAAGTTCAGTAAATTTGATTACAAAGTTATTGAGCAAATCGCTTCAGTTTTTTTTTAAAATGGGTGACTAAAAAAAGCCTGGATAATGTGATTATTTCGGTTGCTAGAGCTTTTAGTTGGTCACCTAAAACGTTGATGAGTATGTACGTTGATGATTTTGACTATAACGGTCTAATCTTTTGGTACAATGATGTAAAAGAGCAAAACGATAAATTCAAAAAGAAGTAATGGCAGCAACCTTGAAAGTACCTACTACTTTTACCGCAGAAGATAAGTTCTCTCCGGTTCTGAAGCGGATGATAAAAAGTGTTAAGCGCTTCTCAGATAAGGGGATTCATTACATTAGAAGATTCGACCAAAAAGTTACAAAGACTTTTCGCAAGCTTGGAAGGCTTGGAAGATTGGGTTTTGGTCTTGGAGCTGGTTTTGTCGCTAGGGAAGTCCTGAACGTAGTCAAAGACTATGAACAGTCTCTGGCTGACCTCCAGGCAGTTATGCAAGCAACCGCAGCGGAGCAAGCGCTGTTAGATAAAAACGCACAAAAACTAGGAGCCTCCACAGCAAAAACAGCCACAGAGGTTGTTGGTCTTCAGATATCTTTTGCAAGGTTAGGGTTCGAGACACCTCAAATTATTAATATGACAGAAGCTACAATCGCTGGTTCTATAGCGATGAACGCAGAACTGTCCGAGACTGCAAACTTAGTGGGTGCAGTTGTTAAGACGTTTGATAACTTTAGCTCCACGAACGCTCCTGAGATTATAGATAAAATGACTCTAGCGACTCAAAAATCAGCCTTAACATTTAAAAAACTAGAAACAGGTATTCCTATTGTCGCAGGTGCAGCTAATGCAGCGGGAGTTGATTTTGAAACAATGCTTGCCTTATTAGGTAAGTTAAGCGATGCGGGAATAGATGCAAGTATGTCATCAACCGCTCTAAGAAACATATTTTTAAGAAGCAAGAAAGCCGGGTTAGACTATAATGGAATTTTAGATGAGATAGTCAAGAGCGCCGATAAATTGACAGCATCTGCTGACATTTTTGGAGTTAGAGCCGCTGTACCAGGTACAGTACTAGCTCAACAAATATCCACAACGAAAGTTCTAGCAAAGCTAATAAAAGAAAGTTCGGAGGGTGTAGCTCAAAAGGCTGCGGACGAAAGATTAAACACCTTTACGGGTTCTGTTACTTTACTGAACTCAGCCTGGGAGGCTCTACTGATAAAGCAAAACGATAATTCAGGAGCCTTAGGTGCGTTTTCTCAAGTGGTTCTTTTTGCGAAAAGAAATATTGAAGTACTTGTTGGGATTGTAGGTGCCTTAATAGCTCTCTTTATTACTATGAAGACTTTAATATTTTTAACAACCACAGCCATCACTCTTTACAACGTGGGTATGGGTGTTATGGGTGCAATCACAGGAAGAGCAGCCGTAGCGATTGGCGCCAACACCGTGGCTTTAGGTGCTTACAAAACCGCGTTAGGAATCGCAACGGCAGCGAATTGGTTGTTTAACTTATCGAACCCAGTTGGCTGGATAATAATCTTAGTAAGCCTAATCGCTATCGCTATCAACAAATACGATGAATGGGGAGCAGCTTTATTGCAATTTATTGGCCCGCTAGGCTGGGTTATTAATTTATTTATGTCCTTTCATAGACATTGGGATAAAATCTCGGAGGCTTTTAAAAGCGAGGGTATTTTAGGAAGTTTAAAAATGATAGGTAAAATTATACTAGATTCAATACTAATGCCGATGCAGCAAGTTCTAAACATACTATCTAACCTTCCTCTTGTTGGCGATATGTTCTCCGGTGCGAGTTCTTTTATTGATGGAATTAGAGATGATTTAGACTTACAGGTTTCGACGGAAACATTAAAAGAACGTCACGGAGCACCAGTCAATGGTAACGTATTGGTTACAGTGGCGGATAGGGGTGGAAATGTAGAATCGGTTAAGGCAGATGGAAGTCAAGGATTTGGTATATTATTAACACAGACTCAAGGAGCATTTTAATTATGAGCAAGGATTTGTTATTGTATGAGAGCGGAAGTGGAGGTAATTTGTTTATACAGAACAACGACCTTGTCTTAGTAGAGTCTTTGTATCAGCAATGTTACTTGGCTCTTTTTGGTGGTAATTTAGAAGCAGATACAACGGGAGAGGAATTGCCGACTCAGCTTAGAGAGGATTGGTGGGGTAACGAGCTTTTTAGCAGTAAAAAACCTAACCAACAATTTAATTCCAAAACAGAAAGAGTTTTAGATTCCGTGACGCTAAATACTGCTGGACGCATTGAGATAGAGCGGGCGGTAAAAGACGATTTAAAGGTGTTAAAAAACGTATCTACTTTTTCAGTAAATATCGTGATATTAGACGTCAACAAAGTAAAAATAGAAATAGGGTTAATTAAACCAAACAAGCTGCAAAACAAATCGTTTCAATTTATTTGGGACAATGCAGCTGGTGAAATTATAAAAGAGATTGTGATATGAAACCGATTCCAACTTTAATAGAGATAAGAGAGTTAATAAACAACGACTTAAGAAACAGTTTAAGTCTAACAGACGACGAGCTCAGAAAAGTTGTGGGTGCTTTTGCAAAAGTTCAAGCCGCTCAAGTTAAGCTGCTTTATTTATTCTTATCCGACATTCAAAACAATATATTCCCCGATACGGCAGACCCAGCCGCTATAGGTGGACAGCTAGAGCGTATCGGCGCAATATACCTTAACAGGCAGCCATTTCCCGCTACTTCGGGCGTTTATAATGCAAATGTATCGGGGGAGGCGGGGTCGACGCTTAGAGGCGGTTTAACGTTTAAATCAAATGACGATGCAACCAGCCCAGGATTTTTATACGTACTAGATAGTGAAGTTGTTTTAACTGGTAGTGGAGATGTAATTGAAATTAGAGCTTTGGCATCGGGTCTTGAATCAGAATTAGTGATAGGAGACCAATTAACCATTACAGAACCAGTGCTTGGTGTTGACCAAACAATCGGAATAAGTGAGGTGACAACAGAACCTAGAGCAGCTGAAACTCAAGAGGCTTACACAAACGCAATCCTTGACGCAATACAATTAGAGCCTCAAGGTGGTTCTAGAACGGATTATAAATTATGGGCTCAAGACGCTCAAGGAGTTAGAGATGTTTACCCTTACGTTAAAGCAAGTGATGCTGGCTTTGTTCAGGTTTACGTCGAAGCAACTGTTGAGGATAGTACGGATGAAAAAGGGACTCCGAGTCAAGATTTAATAGATGAAACTGAAGCTGTAATAACTCAAGACCCAGACGAAACTAAACCTACAGAAGAGAGAGGTCGGAAGCCTATACAAGCATTCCTGGAAATGCTAGAGATAGTGATTGAAGATGTTGATATTGAAATAGTAGGTTTGGATGACGCGAGTGCTGCTGAAAAAGAAAAAATAGAAGAAGCGCTACCTATATTTTTAAATGATATTAGACCTTTTATTGATGGAGCTGATTTAAATAGAGATAAAAACGATATTTTGTATAACGCTCAAGTTCAGGCAGCGGTAAGTGATGCAATAAGTTCTGGGAACTTTTTTACAAATCTAATCGTAACTGTGGCGGGAACAGTCACGCCAGCTTATACTTTTGACCAAGGAAGGATTCCTTTTTTAAGAAATTTAATATACACATAATGGCAGTAGAGTATCCCACACATAGAGCAGGAGAAGAGGAAACAGTTCATCAAGGAGCTACGGAATATGGATTTGAAACGGTTCATAAGTATCCTC